CCTGCTTGTCGGGCTGGGCTTCGCCATCAATCTGCTGATTGACAACTGGGATGCCGTAGTTGCCGCCATGTCCGCAGCGTGGGGCTGGGTAACAGATACATGGGGCAGGCTTGGCGTGTTTTTCTCCACGCTTGGCAATAATCTTGGCGCGGTCTTTTCGGACTGGGGCCAGACTATCACCGGCTGGGTCAAGCCCGCATGGGACATAGTCACCAGTGTCTGGAATGGCGTAACGACATATTATAGCTGGCTTTTTGGCGGCATTGCCACAATCGCGACAACCGTCTGGGGCACTATTGCCGGCCTGATCACTTCTCCGGTTGAAACCGTCAAAAACGCCTGGAACACAATAACAGGATTTTTCTCCGGCCTCTGGGGTGGAATTATCAGCATTGCCGCAAGCGCGGTCAATGGAGTTTGCGGCGTCTGGAGTGGCGCGACCGCCTTTTTTGGGGCTATAACACAAGGCATCAGCGCCCTGTTTGCCTGGGCAAGCTCTGCCGTCACGACTGTCTGGGAGGGGATGGTCGAATTTTTCGGCTATGTCGGCCAGGGAATTTCAGATTGCTTTTCCGGTGTATGGCAGGGCATTGTCGATCTGGCGGCCTGGGCCTGGGAGGGCATTGCCGGAATCTGGACTGGAGCATCGGAATTTTTTGCCGGCATTGTGGACAGCATTTTTGGCGTGTTCACCAGCCTGTTTGACTGGTTGCGGGAAAAATTCGCCTGGGTTTTTTCAGCCATTGACGCAGTGTCCAACGCGGTCGGCTCCATTACCGGAGCGGTCAAGGGCGCATGGAATGCCGCTTTTGGCGACAAGAAGAAGGACAATTCTCCTGCGCAGGCCGCCAATGGGGAAAAGGCGACTACTGCTGCCCCGCCAGCCGCTACAAAACCTCTGTCAGAAAAACCTGCTGCCCAAAAAATGCCGCAAATGCCTGCCGCAGCGCAGGGCGCTAGTGAAAATCCTGCCGCCGGCAATATTCCCAAGCCAAAGTACCAGCCTGTTTCAGCAGATGACTATCATGCGGCATTTGACGAGAAAAAAGGCGGTTCCAAGGGTAAAAAAGGCGGCGGCTCAAGAAGCAAGACCGCTGGAGGCGCCGGCGGCGGATCGCGCTCCGGATCAGCCAAGGACTCGAAGTCAGGCCCGGTCACAGTCGTTACCCTGGATAGCGGCAACGAGATCAAAACTCAATTTTTCCCTGCCGGTTCAAGGACTGCCGCCCCCAATGCCAATTCCGCAGCTTCCCGGCCGGCCGCTCCCAATGCCGGTTCCGCCGGCGGTTTGCGCCAGACCGCTCCTTCTGGCCAGCAGGAGAGGGGCATTTTGTCCGGGGCTGTTTCCGCCCTGAAATCTTCGGGCATCGGCGCGGCAATCGGCCAGGGCTTGCAGACAGGCATCGGCATGGCCAAATCCGCCCTTGGCCTTGGCCAGAAGTCCCCGGCCGCCACTCCAGTTTCGACCATCCAGACCGGCAAGCCCCCGGTTCTTTCAATATCGCCTGACAGCCAGCCTGTGGCAACCGTGTCCGCAACCTCCCGTCCCGCGTTGCCACAGGCCCCCTCGCTGATTGCCAAAAACAGGAAAGCCAAACAGGAAGCGAAACAGACTGGCCAGCAGGCCGTTTCCATTGATCTGACCCAGAATTTCGACCTGATCACCCAGGACGCGGCCGCAGTGCGGAAGGTCATGGAATCGCTCAAGCCGGACTTTGAGGCTCTTGTGCGCCGCGCCCTGGATAAAATGCAGTCTGACAAGCGGAGAACTGCCTATGGCCAATAGGATTTTGCTCGACCGCGCATCCTGCGCGGCACTCGCAATCGCTTCGCCGCGAATAAATCGCGGCTCGCTGCGCGGCCTGCCGCATCCATGCGGCAGAAGGGATTTTTTATGAATAGCACCATAACCAGCCAGGGGCAGGCGTGGGATCAGATCTCCCTTGCGCGCTATGACTCTGAAAAGCAGATGCACGTTCTTTTGCCTGCCAATGTTGACGAAATGGATACGCTGCTTTTTGAGGGTGGCCTTTCGCTTGCTGTTCCGGATGTTCAGCCCTTGCGCGTGAAATCACTGCCACCGTGGGAGAGAATGTAAATGCGCCGCGCAAGCGTTGAAATTTCCATTGAGGGAAAGGATGTGAGTATGGATATTTCGCCGCATCTGCTTTCCCTGACCTATACGGACAAGGCCGATGACGAGCTTGACGACTTCCAGTTCACCCTGGAAGACCGCGAGCGCATCTGGCAGGGGGACTGGTTGCCGAAGCCCGGCGACATTATCGCCGCGAAAATCATTGCCGAGAATTTCCGCGCCCCGGGCGTGGAGGAGCTTGACTGCGGCGAGTTCGAGGTGGACGAGGTTACGCTGGACACCTCTTTTGACGGCGGCGATGTGGTCAGCATCAAAGCTGTTCCGGCCTGCGTCAAGTCCTCGCTTATGCTCCAGCGCAAGACACGAGCCTGGGACAATGTTCCGTTCGCCAATGTCGCGGCGGATGTTGTCGGTCCGGCCGGCCTTGACCTGCTTTACAAGGCTCCGGAGATCTTTTTCGGGCGCGTGGAGCAGAGGCAGGAATCCGATCTCGCATTTTTGCAGCGCATCACCAAGGAGCAGGGCCTGCGGCTCTGCCTGAAAAAAAGGCGCGCGATCATCTATTCCGGCCAGACTGCGGATGCCCTGGAACCGCTCCAGTTTGAGCGCGAGAGCTTCGATTTTTCCGGCGCGTCCTTCAAGCGCACACTGGACGGCGTTTATAGCCAGTGCATCCTGGGTTACACGGACGCCGACACTTCCGAGACCACGACAAGGGATTTCAAGCCCGAAATTCCGCCGACCACGGGCAAGGTTCTGACCATCAACAAGCGCATCGAAAATCCCGCCCAGGGGGAGCGCGTGGCCAAAGCCGAGCTTCGCGCCAAAAACTGCAAGGAAATGACAGGCAGTTTTTCCGGCATGGGCGATACCCGGCTCATAGCCGGGACTGTGCTGAAAATGGCCGGTTGGGGAAATTTCGATTCCGATTATGTGATCACCCAGGCCACGCATAGTGTGAGCAAGGATGCCGGCTACACTACAAGCGTGGAACTGGTCAAAGCTCTGGACTATTGAGGTAAGTATGACAGTTTTTTGCAAGCCGCCGGCAAAGGCTTCCGGCGATGGAACCGTGGGCAGGGGCGTCAAGTTCGAGCGCATCCGCCGGATCACCGGCTACCTGGTCGGCACTCTGGATCGCTTCAACAATGCCAAGAGGCGCGAGGAAGCGGATCGGGTGAAGCATTGCGGCACAAATTGCGGTTGTTCTCATGACTCCTGACCAGATCACCGATCTCATGGCCCAGATGATTCGCGTGGGCTTTGTCAACGCGCGCCAGCCGGAGAAAATGCGGGTCAAGGTAACTGTGCCCGACACTACGGGCGCGGAGCTGGTTACGGATTTCTTGCCCGTGCTGTGCCCGAGGGCCTGCGAGGATATGCAGTACGATCTGCCGGACGTGGGCGACCAGGTTCTCTGCCTCTTTTTGCCATACGGCAGGGAGCAGGGCTTTGTCATCGGCGCGATGTACGGCAAGCAGTCGCCGCCCGTGCAAAGCGGCGACAAATGGCACCGCAAGTTCAAGGACGGCACATATCTGGAGTATGACCGCGAGCAGCACAAGCTCGTGGCCGATGTGAAAGGCGATGTGGAAATTACCACGACCGGCAGCGTTACGGGGAAGATCCAGCAGGATTTGTCCGCCGAAGTTCAGGGTTCCATGTCCGCAAAGTCGCAGGGGCCGGCGACCATGGACAGCGCAAGCCATCTCGACCTGGCCGCGCCAACCATGAACATGGGCGGCAGCGGAGGCGGGGCGACATCGGCTTCCATGCAGGGCACATTCAGGCTTACCCAGGGCGACATTATCGTGGAAGGGATTTCCTTTCTGCACCATGTCCACACCTGTCCGGCCTGCGGCGCGGACACAAGTCCGCCGCATTGATGAGGCGTTATTATGCAGGGTCTTTTCGGCGTTTTTCCATTTACGGTGTCGGACAGCGAAGTCTGCACCTTCCGCGACCTGAAAAAGAGCCGCGAGCTTGCATACGTCGAGCATAAAACGCTGGACGGTCTTGGCAGGCTTCAGCATACGGGCCGCAATCTGGATACGGTCAGCTTCACCGTCCAGATCGTGTCCCTGGGCGCCACGTCAACTGTGGATGCCAGGCTGCTTGCCCTGGAAGCCTTGAGTCTTCTGGACACGGAACTGCCGCTGGTAATTGGCCTCAAATATTATGGCATGTTCGTCCTCAAGTCATACGAAATCCTGCGCAAGACAGTGCATTACGGCGTCTGCCTCGCGGCGGAAGTTACGCTCAACTTGCAGGAGTATAACTGATGCTGAACGTTTTTGAAGTCGATATGCGCGTAAAGCGGGGCGTCCGCGTTGGCGCGACCGGCCTGGACGGGCTGGAGCAGGAAATCCGCACGCTGCTCTCCACCCGAAAGGGCTCCGTGCCGCTGGATAGGGACTTCGGCCTGACCTGGGATTATGTGGATCTGCCCATGCCGGAGGCGATGCCCTACATGATTTCCGAGATGGCGAGACAGCTGGAGAAGTATGTGCCGCGCATCAAGGTGCGCGATATTGCCTTCAGGAGCGATGATCCGCTGGAGGGCATCCTCCAGCCCACGGTTACGGTGGAGATAAGGAAAGAATATCTTGACGACTTCAGATAATCGCGCCGGGGGCAATCAATGGCCGTGAATCTCAAAAATCTGCCTGATATCAGCTTCGCGCCGGAAACGGCCAGCGAGACCGAAACCCGCATCCTGACCGCATACGAGCAGATCGCCCGCGTTACGCTCCAACCGGGCGATCCCGTGCGGCTGTTTCTGGAAACGCTGGCCTACGAAACGATTATCCAGAACGGCGTAACCAATCTGGCCGGGCGCCAAAATTTACTGGCCTACGCCAGCGGAGGCCATCTTGACCACCTGGGCGCGCTCATGGGCGTGGAGCGCATTCCGGCCCAGCCCTCGCGCTGCGTGCTGACCTTCGCCATCGGGCAGCCGCTCGATTTTGCGCTGCCCATTCCGGCCGGCACCCGCGTGGCCACGCAGGACGGCAAGATCGCTTTTGCCACCGCGCGCATGGCCAGCATCGAGCCGGGCCAGACCGAGGCAAGCGTGGCGGCCTTTGCCGTGACCACGGGCGCGGAAGCAAACGGCCTGGTTGCTGGCCAGCTTTGCCAGCTGGTCGATCCTCTGCCCTATATCATATCCGCCCGCAACTCCAGCTTGAGCATGGCCGGTTCCGACGTGGAATCGGACGACCGCCTGCGCGAGCGCATCCGTCTTGCGCCGGAGTCCTTCACCGTTGCCGGCAGCGTGGGCGAATACGAGGCCAGGACGCTTGCCGTGAGCCAGGATATTGAGGAAGTGGCGGTTTACAGCCCGGAGCCGGGCGTGGTTGACGTGCGCTTCACCCTGGTCGGCGGCGAGTTGCCGGACGCGGCCATGATTGCCCTGGTCAAGGACGCGCTTTCCTCCGAAACCGTTCGGCCGCTTACGGACATGGTGCTGGCAGGCGCGCCGGACGTGGTTTCCTACGATATTCGCGGCGCATGGTATCTGCGCCGGCAGGATGCCGCAATGCTGGCCACCGTGGCTGCTGCTGTCGAAAAGGCTCTGGCGGAGTTTGTTCTCTGGCAGCGCGTCAAGCCAGGGCGTGACATCAACCCGAGCCGGCTGATCAGCGTCATCGAACAGGCCGGAGGCAAGCGCGTCCATCTGGAAAGCCCTGCTTTCACGCCGCTAACCGGCATCGAAGTGGCTCGCGAAGGCGACATTGATTTTGTTTTCGGCGGCCTGGAGGACGATTGAGCATGGCCAGGCGTCTGGGCGAAACACCTTTCGCGGAGCTTTTGCCGCACAATCTGGCGCAGGATGCCACGCTGAAAGCAGTTGCGGATTCGCTGGACAAGATCCTCGCGCCGTCAATCGCCGGCATTGCGCCGCTTCTGATTTACGACCGGCTCTCAAAGGCCGCGCCGCAAAGTCTCTTGCCTCCGCTCATGCGTCTGGCGGAACAATCCGGGGGCCTTGCGCCCCTGCCGGAGCAGCTTCTGGATATGCTGGCCTGGCAGCTTCATGTGGACGGCTACGAGGCGGCATACGACTATCAGGCTAAAGAGCGGCTTATCTGGCAAAGCCTCATGCTGCACCGGCGCAAGGGCACTCCCTGGGCCGTGCGCAACGCGCTGGCGGCCGCATTTGGCGGCGAGGCCGGCATTGACGAGTGGTTCAACTACGCGGGCAAACCCTACTTTTTCCGCGCATGGCTGGATGTTACCGGCCTGTTCTGGGATCAGGAGGCCACGCCAAAGGCCCTGCGACTGATCTGGGAGTACAAAAATGTCAGGAGCTGGCTGGAGTTTCTGGAAACGCGCTCGCGCACGCCCATGGAGCATCATACCGGCATCGGACTCGTTGAACGCATCGCATCCAGATGCAGGCTCTACTTCTCGCCCGTTCCCGCGCCGGATATGCGCATGGGCACGGCGCTCTGCGCCACAGGGGCCACGGCGGCGAGAAGCATTTTTTATATGCCACCGCCTGCGGCAATGCCATTGCAGTGGCACACGGGCGTGGGGCTTTCCTGTTTCACTAGTTCGCGCCTAACTTTCCGGAGCGAGCCCGCAAACGCGCCGGAATTTGTGAAAACGGCGACACTGGCCCTGTCTGTCCGCACCAGCAGCGGCTACGCCGTCCAGTAAAAGAGGAGGTACATGATGGCGGAAAAACCAAAATTTTATGTGATTTTGACTGCGGCAGGCGCGGAGCTTGAGGCGCGGGCCGTGGCCGCCGGCAAAGGCATCGAGCTATTCCAGATCGCGGTCGGAGACGCCAACCAGGAATATATGGAGCCGCAGGCGGATGTCACAGCCCTGATAAATGAGCAGTACCGCTGCGCCATAGAAACACGGGAGCAAAGCCCGGACGATCCGGCGGTTACGCTCTTGCGGGGCCGTATTCCGCCAGAGGACGGCGGCTTCTGGATTCGTGAGATTGGCGTTTATGGACGGCTGGATGGAGAAGAAGATGGAGAGGAAGAGGAAGTCCTTTTCGCCTACGGCAATCACGCGCCGTATTTCAAGATGAAGCCGCAGGAAGGGCAGTCCGTAAGCCATGAAATCTGCATTCCCGTCATCCAGAGTTCCAGTTGTCCGCTGACTGTAGTCGTGCGCGATGACGGCTATGCCACCAAGGCGGAAGTCGAGGAGCTGCGCCGCCAGATCGGTACTGGCAACGAGGCGGCTTTTGTGGAGCTTGCGGACAACATGGTACGCATGAGCAGCCGGATTGCCGCCATCGAGCTTGGCGCAAGCCAGTTTATGAACCAGATCTACAGACTGAAAATGGTTTCTGATAATGCAAGGAGAATGAAATGAGTGGGAACCCCAATGCGGAACACTTGACAGAAGCTGTCATAAGCCTCGTTACAACCGTTCAGGACGCCCATGCGCAGCTTGTGGACGGCGCCAGCAAACTGACCGGCCACAATCTCGCGCCGGACGCGCATGGTCTGGACAATCCGGCAAGCCCGATGCGCAAGAGCATTGAGGACATTGCGATAAAAGCCCTCGACTCCGGCGCCATTGACGAGCGCATAGCAACACAGGTTGAGGAGGCAGTGAAAGATACTGTCGAGGAAGCAATTCCCGGCGCCGTGGCCGAAAAGCTGCCCGACCTTGTGGCCAGCGAGTTCCAGAAGCCGGACTCCCCTGTGCGCGTAACGGTCGCTAACCAGGTGGAAACGATTATTTCGGACAAGATCGAGTCCGGCCAGATTGGCGGCGGCTCTGGGGGCGGAAACAAACCGATTACGCCGGACAAGCCTGTCGATCCCGATCCGGAGCAGCCGGACGTTCCTGAAAATCCGGACGAACCCCAGCCGCCGGCTGTGGGCAAGGCTGAAATCCTGACTCCTGTGCATGGCGCGACCGGTCTGGACATTCCCTTTGCCGTCACCATCTCCGATTTCTCCGTCACCAATGACGGAACCGACACGGCCAAGGCCGTCCAGCTTCAGGTTGCGAAAGATTCCAGGTTTGAAAACATCGTTTTTGACAGCGGCCAGATTGCGCCCACAAGGCAGATCTCCGTCACCTCCGGCGTGTCTTTCAACGAGGTGGTCTATCTGCGGGCGCGATACATCGGCAACACGCTTGGAGAAGGCCCCTGGTCAACATTCGTGGGAGTAACCACCCGCGCAGTGCTGATTGAGTCTGATGACTTCTGGGATGTGATGCCCGATCCGACCGGCGAATGCACGATCACAGATTTTGGCGCGGAGCCGGAACTCACGCCCTCCCTCAACGGCGGCCCCATGTACGAGGCCCCGGCCATAGACGGCGCGGACATCTGGCGGGGCGGCGGCACGGTCTTCATCCGCCTGGCCCAAGCCGCAGGCATGGCCATTTCCTCGGCTGTGAAGTACGAAGTGTTTGTTACCGGCGATGAAACCTTGCGCGAGGTGGAAGCCGGGGAAGGCGGCTTTGCCCAGTTCTCCTTTGTTCTGGACAGCAAGCTGGCCGATCCGGCCAAAAAGCTTGTGGCGGCCGTGGCCATTGACGCGGACGGCAATCGCAGCGCAATCGCCAGGCGCGTTTTCCGGGCCGTGCCAAAGTCGCATCCCCTTTGCGCCGATTCTCTTGAGGAAGGCACGGACTTTCCCGCGCCGATCATTGAATGTAAAAGCTTTTGGAAGCGCGAAAGCCGCGTCACCATGACCGTGGCTCCTGCTCCGGATTCGGCCATACCTGCGCGTTACGAGGCTTTTGCGGAAGGTTTTGGCAACATCGTTTCGGTCAATGCGGATGAGTTCGGCCATGCGGCCATCGGCATCACCCTCCCGGCCAGCGTCCAGGGCGAGACCAAAATCTTGGTGCGCGTTGTGCCCGTGGCCTCCGGCGGACGGCACGGCAAGGCCGCAAACAAGGTGCTGAATGTCGTAACCAATGACATCACGCTTGTGCCCAAATGGCTTTCTCCCAACGAAAACGACCCCATCAACCGGGGCAATGTAGTCTTCCAGATTGAGCCTTTTGCAACCCTCTGTGGGGACGTGGCCGAAAAGCAGGATGGAGCGCGCTATCGCATTTTGGACGAGTCCGGAGTTACGGTTTTTGACTCCGGCATTTTGACCCAGGCCGCGAATTTTGACCGCTATGGAGCCTACGCGCCGGACTTGCCGGACGATCCCGGCCTTGTTTACACCCTGCAGGCCCGCGTCCGGGGCGCAAGCCTTGGCTGGGGCGAGTGGGCCTCGCGCAAGGTTGTGATCTCCCAGGTGGCCTCGCCCACGATGACAAAGCCTGTAAATGGCGAATCCTTTATCTGGGGCGGCGGTATCCCTTGCGAGACTTCGGAGCTTGCTCTGCCTGCCGGCGGTTTTGACGAGCATGACTACAGCGACTGGAAGATGTCTTACGACAATCTGGGGCTGGACGTGATCTGCGAGGATCTGGAATCCACAGATCTCACAAGCCATGTGATCGTGCCTGCCAATGTGCGCGATGACGCCAACTGCTTCCTCTTTTGCCGCCACAAGGCGCAGACTGCCGGGCTTTCGGCCTGGTCAGCGCCGGTCATGGTCAAGACCACTTCCGGCGGAGTGAACAAGGCGGTCATAACCGGTCCAGCGCCCGATTCCGTTATTTCGGTCAATGACGCGGGCGTAACCGTAACCGCCGGGGACTTTGGCACGGATGGCCTTGCGGACGCGCATATCGCCTCCGACTGGAAAATCTGCTCGGACATCAACGGCAATTCGGCTCTTGTCCAGGCGCTGGACAGCCCCGACCTGCTGGCTCATACTTTCTCTGTGGAAGCCTGCGCCGCCCTGGTCAACGGAACGCAATATTATCTTTTTACCCGCCAGAAGGGCGCGCGCCTTGGCTGGGGGCCGTGGTCTGATCCTCTGGCCTTTACCGCCAAAAAGGCCGGTGTGCGGGCCGCGCAGCTTACCGCGCCTGCCGCCAACGCCGTGATTGTTTTCAACGACACCGGCATCACTTTGGCCACAGCCGCTTTTTCGGTGGATGGCGCAACGGATAGTCATGAATCGACCGACTGGAAGATCACCAGCGATGTTGCCGGGGGCAATATTGCGCTTGAGGCAGTGGCCAGCGCCGACAAACTCTCCCATCTCTTTACGGCTGCGCAGTGCGCGGCCCTGGCCGATGGCGCCACGCTCTATGCTTTTGCCCGGCACAAGGGCCAGCGCTTCGGCTATGGCCCCTGGTCGCAGCCTGTGGTCATCAAGATGAAGAAGGGCGTGGTCAATACGCCTTCCATTATCAGCCCGACTGGCAATGTCATCACCGTGAACACACTGGAGTTGGTGTGCAGCGCCTTTGCCTCCACCGACTCCAAAGACATTCATGAATCAACTAACTGGTATCTTGCAAAAGACGCTGCTTGCACACAAATTGTAAAGCAGAAATTAAACAGCCCTGATAAAACACGCTATGTTTTCAATATTCCTCTCACACATAACCAGACTTACTACCTCTTTTGCGAACATAACGGCAAACTTTTTGGCAAGTCCGCAAAAAGTGCTGGCGTTCCGATTACCATACTGTTGGGCAAGACCACCTCGGGGGGGCAGAAAATTTATAAGCTGGCATCCAATGACGGCATTATGATTGAGCATACCGGCAAGAAAGGTAAAGAAAAATTTGCGGTTGCCCTTGCCTGCAACCACCCAAATAAAGCATGGCTGACTTCAAATACAGATATCGGGCTGACCAATTATACAGACCTTGGCGGCAGGGTTACTGCCGGCATGACTGACGCCCAGCTCAATGCCTTGGGCGGCTATGATGCTGGCACCGCAAAAGCCAACACAAATGCTTTGGTTTCTGCCAGTTCACCAGCGGCCCAATTTTGCCGTTCAGTAAAAATTGGCGGCGTGGCTTGCGACCTTCCAAACATGAATCAGCTTCGTGTCATTTTCGCTCTCAAAGATGAAATTGACGCGCTTGACCATACCGTTGCCGCAAATCCGAATACGGCTCTTGGCTCTTGGAACTTCGGCGGGGCCAGTTTTGCGTGGTCCAGCACGGAGTACAGTGCCAGCTACGCGTGGTACGTGCACTCCAATGGCAACTGCAACTACGGCGTCTACAAGGCGTACCAGGGCGGGGTCATTCCCGTCCGGGAGATGTAAAACCTTAAACCTTGAACCTTGTGGCCGCCCCTATAGGGCGGCCAGTACAAAGCCATGCCAAAATATAAAAAAGAGCTTTCCAAAGAGCATTTGCGGCCATACGAAAAAGCGCCGATTTATAAAAGTTGCCGTTTCCTGAATATGAATGCCAGGCATATCCGCAAGGAAATGCCAAGGGCGGACAAATACGAGGACGGGCACGAACTGCTGATGGTATGCCGCAATTTGCGCCGGGCCGCTGCGCTTGCATACATTGAAAAACAGGAAACGCTCCAGCAACTGATACGGAAACGCGCCCTTATCAAAAACTTGGAAAGAAAAACAATGGAGGCATGGCTATTTCACCGCGATCTTCATGATGACGGGTTGATTTCCAACAAAATGTTCATTGAGCAATCAGAACATTTTGAAAATATCGAGAAACAGACAGCGGGATGGCTGAATTTTATCAGTGAAGAAATCCAAAAAAAGAGAGATGCGCAAAAAGTGGTGACCGGCCAGAACAGCGACAGTCCACAGGTAGTCGCTGGCGAGCCATCATCTCGGATTGTTCCGCCCAATGAGGCAGAGGCTCGCAAGGGCAGCTTTCAGGCGCGGAAACGTCCCTGACGGCATGGAGAGAACAGTCTAACCAGTTGCCAGTCTTCGGCGGGGCCAGTTTTGCGTGGTCCAGCACGGAGTACAGTGCCAACAACGCGTGGAACGTGAACTCCAATGGCAACTGCAACAACAACAACAAGACGAACCAGGGCGGGGTCATTCCCGTCCGGGAGATGATATGCCGCTTGTGGCGCTCAAAAACCAATTCAGCTATGCCGACATTCTGCAAGCCTATCTGGATTGCAGAAAACGCAAGCGCAGCAAGAGCGTTGCCGTTGCCTTTGAGGTCAACCAGGAGCGCAATCTCATGCGCCTTCTGGATGAGATCAATTCGGGGGAATACGTTATTGGAAGAACCCGCGCATTCCCCGTTTACCGGCCAAAACCGAGAGAAATCTGGGCCGCTTTGTTCCGCGACAGAGTTGTCCACCATTTGATTTACAATGAGATTGGCGAATACTTTGAAAAACGTTTTATCGAAGACTCTTTCAGCTGCATAAAAGGACGAGGGACGCTTGCCGCAAGCCAGCGGCTTGAACAGTTTTGCCGC